CGCATGCCCGCCTCGGCGAGGATCTCATCGGTGGTCGCCTCGAGCGCATGTGCGATCTGCGGCAGCGTGTTGGGCGTTCTCTTCGCCCCTCTGGAGCCTGCCTCGATGTTCCCGATCGTGGACTGGCTGACGCCAGCGCGCTGCGCCAGCTCCTTTTGGGACAGGCCGAGCGCCTCTCGGCGGCGCTTGATCACCGTAGCAAGTGTAATCACGACCGTGATTAGATCGACCTGATCCAACACACGGGAATTGACCTGATTAACACGATCGTGTTTAATCCGGGACATGCAAGCACTCGACGAAGCCATCAGGGCAGCTGGAAGCCAAGCTGCGCTCGCCGCTGCGTGCGGCGTCGTGCAGGGCGCAGTCGCCAACTGGAAGGCTCGTGGAAGCGTCCCCGCTGAACACTGCGCCGCCATCGAGGCAGCGACCGGAGTTCATCGTTTTCGGCTGCGACCGGACGACTGGTACCGCATCTGGCCCGAGCTGATCGGCCGCGAGGGCGCGCCGGCCGTGCCAACCGTCCCTGAAAAGGCCGCCTGACCTCGTGCTGCTCATGCCGCCGATTCTTGCGCCCACCCATGTGCAACCACCGTACATCCGTCGGTACGGCGCATGACGACGAGCCAGCTCACGCTCGACTTCACGCCCGGGCTGACCGTGCAGTACCGGTCGCTGCGCGAGGTCACGGCGGCCACCGTCTACGCCTCGAGGAAGGGTGTGGCGGGCGTGGCGGCCGACCTCGACATGGCGCCCACCGACCTCACGAAGCGCCTGAACCTGGAGGGCGCCGAGCCGCGCCCGCTGCGCGTGGACGACTTCGAGGGAATCCTCGCCTCGACGCAGGACTACCGGCCGGTCTACTGGCTGATCGAGCGCTTCCTGCGCGATCCCGACGCGATGCGCCAGCAGGCGGTCTCGCAGATCGCGCAGCTGCTGCCGGCGCTGATCGAGCTCACGAAGCAGGCGGGAGTCAGGTCGTGAGCGAATCCAACCTGCACCGCCTCACCCTGCGCGCCCGCCGCCTGCGCACCATCGAATCGCTCATGCGCACCGCGCGCGGAGTGCGGCTGCGCGTGCTCGTCGCGCAGTGGTGCAGGGAGTGCGGGCGATGACGCTGCGCTGTCGCGAAGGCGATCTCGCGCTCATCGTGCGCTCACGCTCACCCGAGCGCGCGTGGGGCATTGGCCGCGTCGTGCGTGTCGTGAGGCTCGTGCCGCCCGAGGTCTATCCCGACGAGGGGCCGGCGTGGATGGTGAGCGCCCCGATCATCGGGCCATCCGGCGAGGCGTTCGACCATGTGCTCGATGCGTGCCTGCGCCCCATCCGCCCCGACGCCGAGCCGGTCGACGTGCCGGCAGAGGAGGGGGTGACGTGCTGACGCCCGAGCAACGCGCCGCCCGCGCCGAAATGCGCCGCCTCGAACGCGCGCTTGCCTACAGCGCGGCGAGGAGCGACATCGAGTGCCATTGCATGTCGGTGGGCAACTGGCGCGAGCGCTGGTTCGACCCCTCCCAGAAGCCAGAAGTGGCCCTCGGCCAGCGTAACCCGCTCAACGACGAGGACCGCGAAACCGTCGCCATCGCCATCCGCTACCTGGATGCACGCGGCCTCATCGAGCGCCATCCGGATGGGTGGGTGAGGGTGAGAGAGGACGACGCGGCATGACGTCGATCACGCGCCCGGCGCTTCGATACCACGGTGGGAAATTCCGCCTGGCGCCGTGGATCATCGGCTTTTTCCCGCCGCACGCGGTCTACGTCGAGCCGTTCGGCGGCGGCGCCTCGGTGCTCTTGCGAAAGCCGCGCGCGCACACCGAGGTCTACAACGACATCGCCGACGAGGTCGTCAACGTCTTCCGCGTGCTGCGCGATCCGTTGCTCGCCGGTCGGCTTATGCGCCTGGTTGAGCTCACGCCGGCCGCGCGCGTGGAGTTCGAGCTCAGCTACGAGAACAGCGACGACCCGGTCGAGCAGGCGCGGCGCACCGTCGTCCGGTCTTTCATGGGGTTCGGCAGCGGCGCGGTCTTCCCGAAGCACCTCACCGGCTTCAGGACTGGCGCACGCGGCCCTAGGAACAAGAGTGCCGCCCACGATCTCGCGAGCTGGCCCGACCAGGTGCCGGCGTTCGTCGAGCGCCTGCGCGGCGTGACGATCGAGTCGCGCGATGCCGCCGTTGTCATGCGGTCCTGCGACGGGCCCGATGCACTGCACTACGTCGATCCGCCATACGTCCATGCCACGCGGTCGGTCGCGCGTGGCACGCGTCAGAAGTACACGCGCGAGCTCACCGACGACGATCACCGAGCGCTGGCGCAGGTCCTGCACGGGCTGAGCGGGATGGTCGTTCTCTCTGGCTACGCGTGCGAGCTATACGACGTCGAGCTCTTCGCCGGCTGGGAGCGGCACGAGCGCGCAACGCTGGCCGACGGGGCGCGAGAACGCATCGAAGTCGTCTGGCTGAATCCCGCCTGCTCGGCCGCGCTCGAGCGATCGCGCGGGGGATTGTTCGCTGAGGAAACCGCATGAGCTACGTCCCCCGCGCCGGCTCCGTCGCCGCGCGCCTCGTCGAGCACCTATCCGCGGACGGTGCGCCGGAGTCGATGACCGGCTCCGAGATCGCGAAGCTCTTCGGCTTTGACGTGAAGCAGATCTCCACGCGCCTGGCCGCCGCAGTAGGCGCAGGCGTCATCGTGCGCGAGCAGATCGGCATGGGCTACGTCTACCGGCTGCCGAAGGACGATGCGCCGGCAGCGGTCGATTTCGAGGCCTGCATCTGGGACAACGGCGAGCTGTACCTCTTCGGGCTCGATGCCATCAACGTCAACGGCATGCCCGGCGTGCGCCTGACGCATGAGCAGGCCGAGCACGTCGAGCGGCTGTTGCGGGCGAGGGCGCAGGGGTGAGCGGCATCGCATCCAGCGTCGCCAACCTGCTCGGCGGCTCGCGCATCCCGGCGAGCGCGGAGCCGGTGACGGAACCGTCGCCAGTGCGTACCGGCAAACCCGACGCGCGCCGCAACCGCAAGCGCCCGTCCAAGTCGACCGGCAAGCGCGACGGGCGCTCGCGGATCATCGCCGCGCTCGATCCGCACGAGGCCCGCACGGTGAACGAGTGGGCTCGCGCCGCGGGCGTGACGGCGCACGTCGTCTACGACCACCTGCCCGGGCTGCTCGAGGCCGGCATCGCGATCGAGCTGCGGCCGCTCGGGCATCGGATGGGGAAGCGGTATCTGAGGGGGCGAGGGTGAGCGAGCAACAGAATCCCGCGCCGCTCGTCGCGGCCGACGTCGACCTGACCGACTTCCCGTACATGCCGCTCGACGTTCGCCGGCTGCGTGACTCGGGACTCGCATCAAAGGTGAGCGGTGACGCGTTCCGCGCGGCTGTGCTGCTGTGGTGCGCGTCGTGGCACCAGGTTCCCGCGGCAAGCCTGCCCGACGACGACGAGGAGCTCGCCTCGCTCGCCGGCTACGGTTTCGGCTCCGGGGTGCGCGACTGGCGAAAGATCCGGGTCGGCGCGCTGCGCGGCTGGGTGAAGTGCAGCGACGGGCGCCTGTATCACGGCGTCGTCGCCGAGAAGGCGAACGAGGCCTGGACGTCGAAGCTGCAGCACCGGCACCGCCGCGAGTGCGAGCGGCTCAAGAAGATGGGCCAGCGCCTCGACGTCAAGCCGGTCTATCCGTCTTTCGAGGAGTGGGTCGAGTACCGCGAGCGCACCGGTTCCGATCGTTGGCCCGACCCGAAATGTCCCGAGGGACAAGCCTCGCATGTCCCCGGGGACATACCGAACGAGTCCCGAGGGACAGGCCCGGCGCGTCCCGAGGATGTCCCTACCCCTGTCCCCGGGGATTCTGTGTCTAAGGGAGAGGGAGAGGGAAAGGGAGAGAGAAGGGAAAGGGAAACTCCCTCACTTCGTTCGGGAGCCTCGCGCGAGCCCGCGCGTGAGTCGCCGGAACCGACCCTTTCCGGGCAGGCGTGCCGCCTCATGCGCGAGGCGGGCGTGCAGCGGGTCAACCCCTCCGACCCGAAGCTCGCGCAGCTGCTCTTGCAGGGCGTGACGCCGCAGCAGCTGGGCGATCTCGCTCGAGAGCTCCGAGAGACGAAGCCCGACGCGCATCAGCCCTACGTGCTCGCTGCGATGCAGGGCCGACTGCGCGACGCCGCCGCCATGCCGCAGCACCCGCCAGGCACCGCGCAGCGCGCCGGGCAGCGCCCCGGCTCCGCCTTCGGCGACGAGATCGACCGCATTTCCGCGGCGATCGACGGCCGCACGAAGCCGGCGAAACCAGAACCCGTGACGATCGAGGTGGAGGCCCGCCGTGTCGGATGACCGCAAGCAGCGCACCATCGGCGGCGAGGTGTTCGCCAAGCTGCGCGCCACGTGGGGAACGCGATTCCTCGCGCTTTGGCGTGGCTCCGACATGGTCGAGGTGCTCTCGACCTGGGATGAAGCGCTCGCCGGCATCGATCCCGAACGCATCCAGCGCGCGCTCGTCGACTGCCAGAACGCCGAGAATCCCCCGACGCTCCCCGAGTTCCTGCGCCTGTGCCGCGCGCAGCCGGCGGGCTCCGATCGCACGCCACGGCTCGAATTCGTTGGCACGCCGACGACCCGCGAGCAAGCCCGCGCGAACCTCGCGCGAGTGCAGCAGATGCTCGGCACGATCGGCCGCAACACTCGGCGCGATCCGCTCTTCTGGGCACGTCGACCGTTGACCGCGCTGGCCGTGCAGAGGCTCGCGCGCGGCGCGTTCACCGACCATCGCCTGCGCGCGATCCTGCTCGAGCATGTCGACACAGGAGGTGAGCGTTGCCGCAGCGAAGAAGCCGAGCTCGCGCTGCTTGCGCTCATGCAGGCCGGCGTCATCGACCGGCTGCGGACGGGCGAGGACGTGCCGCCGTGGGATCCCGAGAACGAGCCCGACGTCGCGCCCGCGCGCGCATTTGCGGAGCCGGCCGATTCCGGCGTTTTCTGAGGGAGCAGACGACGATGAACGACGACCAGATCGAGCAGGAAATCCAGCAGAAGGGCCTCACCGCGCCGCGCGTCACGCCGGCCGACATCGAGGCGAACATCACCAGCGAGTTCTACTTCACGGCCGCGCAAGGTGTGAACGGGCGGTTTCAGGCGGACGGCGATGACGTGCGGCTGGACGCCGAATGCAGTCCGCTCGGTCTGCTCACCTTCTGCGTCCTCGTGCTGCGCAACGGCTTCACCGTCACAGGCGAGAGCGCGTGCGTCTCGCACGAGAACTTCGACGCCGAGCTGGGCCGCAAGATCGCGCGCCAGCACGCGGTCGCGAAGATGTGGCCGCTCATGGGCTACGCGCTGCGGGAGCGGTTGGCGGCCGCATGACCCACCTCGCCGACACGCAATGCCCCGCCTGCGCGCACTACCGCGAGCTCGCGCGCTACGGCGGCACGCCGACCTGCGCGCGGGCGACGCATCCGCATGGCGGCGGCGCGCAGCGGGCGGCGGTTCTTGCGTGGGAGCGGTGCGAGGGGCGGTACCGGGAGGCGCGGTCGTGATTCGCCTGGTCATCCTCGGGCAGCCGTGTTCGAAGGCGAATAGCCGCCAGATCGTCACGATCAAGGGCCGACCGACGCCGATCAAGTCGAAGGAGGCGCTCGCCTACGAACGCGATGCGCTGCGGCAGATCCCGCCGGCGGCGCGTCAGCGTCTCGAGGGTCCGCTGCGGATGACCATCCGGATCTGGTACGCGAGCGAGCGGCCCGACCTGGACGAATCGCTGCTGCTCGACGTCCTGCAGGACCGCTACGAGACCGACAAGCGCACGAAGGAACGCGTGCTCGTGCAGGCCGGCGTGTACCGCAACGACCGCCAGGTGCGCGAGCGGCACGTCTACCACGGCATCGATCGCACGAACCCGCGCGCCGAGGTCGAGATCGAGCCGATGCAGGCGCAGCAGGCCGAGCTCGCCATCCCCGAGCGCGAGCCGGAGCCGGAGTTCTTCTGATGTCCGCGCCGACCACCTTCCCGCCGTGCTTCCCGGATCTCGACGCATACGCCGCATGGCTGCGCGCTGCACGCCGAGTGCACAACGGCGCGACCTCGCCCTGCGAGGACTGCACCGACGACTACCGCGATCAGATGGCGCGCGAGGGGCGGTGCGACCCGCAGGGAGTGCGCGAGCGGTTCAAGGTGGGCGCATGACGGCCTCTATCCTCCTCGCCATGCTTTTCGGTGCGTTCATCGGCGCGATGGCGATGTTCTTGGCGCTCTGGCGTTGGGCTGCGCGCGGATGGAGCGGGGATTGAATGGCATCACGGCCATCGTTGCCGACGACGAGCGGCGGTCTCAGCCGCGGCGTCTGCTGCGCGCGGCACCGATGCGCGAGCAGGTGCTGTTCTGGCTGCGGCGGCGCGCGCTGTGCGCCGCCGAGCTGGCCGAGCGACTCGGTATCGAGCGCGTGGATACCGTGCGCAACACGCTCACCCGCATGCGGCTGGATCGGCAGGTGTTCGTTGCCTACCGGCGCGTCGTCGAGTACGAAACCGAAGGCGCAGGCAGGAAACGGCACGTGGTGAGCTACTACAGGGCGAGGATGTGAAACCGCTGACGCCGAAACAGCAGCGCTTCGTCGACGAGTACCTCGTCGATCTGAACGCGACGGCTGCCTACGCGCGCGCGGGATACGCAGCACGCGGAAATGCGGCGGAGGTGAACGCCTCGCGGCTACTCAGGAATGCTCAGGTGGTTGCTGCAGTGCAGGAAGCCATGAGGGCGCGCGAGCGGCGCACGCACATCACGCAGGACCGAGTGCTGCAGGAGCTGGCGAGGATCGCGTTCTTCGACATCCGCAAGCTGTACAGCGACGACGGCTCGCTCAAGAAGCCGACCGATCTGGACGATGACGCGGCGGCGGCGCTCGCGGGCATCGATGTTGTCGAGATGGCCGGCGGTGCTTCGATCGACGAGGGTGGGAATCTGAAGCACGTGCCGATGTTCACCAAGAAGGCGAAGGTGTTCGACAAGGGCGCCGCGCTGGCGCTCGCCATGCGTCACCTCGGCATGCTGACCGACAAGGTCGAACACACCGGCAAGGGCGGCGGCCCCGTGCAGCACGAGCACCGCCACGCGCTCTCTGATGCAGACCTCGAAGCTATCGCCGGCGGAAGCCGCGGCTGAGCTGCTGCGCCGGCGCCGCGCCCGTGCCTCGCTGGTCGACTATGCGAACGCGATCGAGGTTCCTGGCAAGCCGGCGAGCGACGACCCGGACGAGTGGCTGTTTCGGCCAATCGAGACGAACGTCACCGCGCACCATCGGCTGCTGCTCGAGGCGATCGAGCGCACCGCGGCGCGGCGTCACGGTCGGCTGATGGTCTTCATGCCGCCAGGCAGCGCGAAGAGCACCTACACGAGCGTCGTCGCGCCGACGTGGCTCATGGGCAAGCACCCGGGCTATCGGATCATTCTCGCGTCCTACGGGTCGGATCTGGCGCGTCGTCACGGCCGGCGCGCGCGGCAGATCTGCCGGCAATCCGGGTTCGAAGCGATCTTCGGCGCCGGCATCGCGCCGGACACCTCGGCGGCCGACGAATGGGCCCTCACGAACGGCTCCGAGTACCTCGCCGGCGGCATCCTCTCGGGCATCACCGGCAACCGCGCCAACGGGCTGCTGATCGATGATCCGGTGAAGGGCCGCGAGGACGCCGACAGCCCGGTGATCAGGAAGAAGACGCGCGAGGCGTACGACGACGACCTGAAGACGCGCCTCATCCCGGGCGGCTGGATCGTGCTCGTGCAAACGCGATGGCACGAGGCCGACCTCGCCGGGTCGATCTTGCCCGAGGGCTACGATGGTCGCTCCGGGATGATCGAGTGCCGCGACGGGCAGACGTGGGAGGTGCTCTCGCTGCCGGCCGAAGCCGAACGCGCTGACGATCCGCTCGGGCGTGCGCGTGGCGAGATGCTATGGCCAGAGTGGTTCGACGAACAGCACTGGGCGAACTTCCGATCGAACGCGCGCACCTGGGCCTCGCTCTACCAGCAGCGCCCCGCGCCGGACAGCGACGGCTACTTCGACACGACGAAGATCGCCCGCTACGGCATCGCTCCGAAGGGCATGGTGATCATCGGCGCGAGCGACTACGCCGTGACCGAGGACGGCGGCGACTACACCGAACACGGGATCATCGGCATCGACCATGAGTCGCGCTGGCACCTGCTCGACTGGTGGCGCGATCGCACCGGTTCGGACGTCTGGATCGAGCGCCAGCTCGACCTTGTCGAGAAGTGGAAGCCCGCGATCTGGTTCGGCGAGGCCGGGCCGATCCGTCGCGCTGTCGAGCCGTTCCTCATCAAGCGCATGCAGCAGCGGCAGATTGCCTGCTGGATGGAGTGGCTCGCGTCGATCCACGACAAGCCCACGCGCGCCAGGTCGTTGCAGGCGCTCGTCGCGATGGGGTGGCTCGCGGTGCCCGAGGGGCGCCCGTGGGTCGCTGCGCTCATGGATCAACTGCAGGCGTTCCCGGCCGGCGCGTACGACGACGGCGTCGACGTGCTGTCGCTGGCCGCCCGCGGCATGCAGAAGTTCGGCAAGGGGCTCCTGCCCGAAGCCGAGAAGGCCGCGCCGCCCCCGCCGACGTTGGGCAGGGTGCCGGCGCGCGTGTTGGACGCACCGGAGCGAAAGCCGGTGAGTCGGTATAAGGCGTGAGGGAACCTGATGGCAAAGTATGACGACGAGATCATCAAGGCTCTGGGAGGTGGTCCATACCCCGGACCGTGGTGGAGCGAGGAAGGTGGTGAGGTGCTGGCGAAAAGTCGCCGTAATCCCGGGGGCGTGGTGTACATCGCCGATTCCAACGAGATCATCGATCTGGAGACGGCCGCCTACATCGCCGCATGCAGTCCGGCGAACATCGCGCCGCTGGTCGCCGAGGTGAGGCGGCTGCGCGCCGACGCAGCGCGCATCGAGAGGATGGCCGAGTACATGATCGGGCAGCGCGGCATCGGCGGCGACACGCTGTACGTGTTCGCCACGCCGATCCTGCGTGCCGGCGACTCGAAGCCGACCGCTGACGATCTGCGCGCCGCAATCGATACCGCGCTGCGATGACCATCCGCTACACCGGCCATCGCAGCAAGGGCGGCTGCCTGGACATCGACGAGACGGCGCACGCGAAGCTCGCCGCCGACAAGGAGCGCCTCGAAAACGAGGTCGCCTCACTCAAGGCGAGGATGCACGCGCTGCGCGTATCCGCCGAAGAAGTGATTCGCCGCGTGTCCGACAACTCCTGCGTCGAGGAAGCGCACAACGCGATTCGGGCGATGGCGGCGACATTGAAAACGACCGCTTGATCGCGAAGGTGGAGTGAGTCAATTCGCCCCAGGTAGAAGGGCGAACCATGAACCTCATCGCCCGCCTGCGCGAGACGCGCCCCTCGTTGACCTTCGCCGAGCTGCTGGCCGCCCGAGGCGCTTCGACCCGGTACGAAGGCGTCGACGAGTTGCGCGACGAGCGCGGCGATCTGCGCCGGTTCCGGGTCTACAGCATCGGTGGGCACCTGTTCGAAGGCGCTCCGATCCTCGTGCCGATAGCGAAGTCCGCGCTCGAAGCCGATTCGATCGCCGAAGCCGGCCTCGCCGACACGATCCGCGACGGCCTGGCTGCGATGGCATCGCTCACCGACGAGACCGAACAGACGGTCGAGGCTCGCACGGATGGATCGGCGGGCCTGAGCGGTGAGCAGCGCCTGAAGCTCGAACGGATGTTCGCCGACCGTGGCTGACGAGCAGCAGACAACGCCAGCACAGCCGGAGACCGATCCGCGAACGCTGGCGCTCATCAAGCGCTTCCAGTCGTCCATCGAATCGGCGACCGACGACAACAAGGCGCGGCGCAAGCGCAACGTCGAGCTGCAGAAGTACGTGCGCGGCGTGCAGGGGCTCGAGGACGAGACCAAGCGCGACCCGGAGGAAGTGCGGGCGAACCTGATCCTCGGGATCATGCAGACGCTCGTGCCGCTGTACTACGCGAAAGATCCCGAGATCGATGTATCGCCCGAGGAGCAGGTGCAAGACCAGTCCTATGGGGCACTGGAGACCTTCTGCCAGACGCTGCAGATCGTCCTGAACCGGATGTTCGTTCGCGGCGGCCGGCTCAAGAAGCGCATCACGCGCGCGATCCCGAGCGCGATGACGAACGGCGTCGCCTGGCTGAAGGTCAGCTACCAGCGCGACTTCCAGCAGGACCCGGTCATTGTCAACCGCATCGCCGACGCACAGGACAACCTCGCGCGCATCCGGGCGCTCACCGCCAGCATCGAGCGCGGCGACGGCGACACCGAGGCGAAAGAAGCGGAACTGCAGCAGCAGCTCGCGGCGCTCGAGCAGCAGGTCGAGGTGCTCGTCGAGGAAGGGCTCGTGATCGACTTCGTCGCCGACGAGGACATCCTGATCCTCGACGAGAGCCTGACGACGTTCAGCGAGTACCCGCAGGCTCGCGCCATCGCGCACCAGCTCTTCATGACCTGCTCGGACTTCGAGGAGCGGTTCGGCCGCAAGCCGAAGGGCACGAAGTACGGCGACCGCCGCGAGGCTCGCGACAATCAGGCGGGCAACCGAAAGCGCGAGCGCGAGCAGTTCGTGCGCGTGCTCGAGATCTGGGACCGTGCGAGCCAGACCATCTACACGCTGGAGTTCGGCGCGAGGGAATGGGCGCGTGAGCCGTTCCGCCCGGAACGCGTTGGGCGGCGCTGGTACCCGTTCTTCGCGCTCTACTGGAACGAGGTCGACGGTCAGCTCTATCCCCTTTCCGACGTCGAGCAGTGGACCGGGCTGCAGGACGAGTACAACGCGATGCGCACGCAGCTTGCGCAGGCGCGCAAGGAAAACCGCCCGGGCTGGGCCTACCGCAAGGGGGGCGCCCTCACCGACCAGGACGTCGACAACCTCGCGAACCGGCGCGGCCGGCAGATGATCGGCGTCGCGACGAACGGCGCGAACGCGCCGCTGCAGGGTGAGCTTGTTCCGATCCCGGCTTCGCCGATCGACCCGACCGCCTATGACACGACGCCTGTGCTGCGCGACTTCGAGCAAACGTCTGGCGCGAGCGACGCGTCACGAGCCTCCATTCAGAAGGCCAAGACCGCCACCGAGGCCGAGATTCAGTCGATGGGCATGCAGTCGCGCACCGCCTATCGGCAGGACACGATCGAGGAATTCATCGGCGAGATGGCCGAGTACGCCGCGCAGATTTTCCTGTTGGAACTCACGCCGCAACAGGTCGAGCGCGTGGCCGGCCCCGGGTACGTGTGGCCGACGCTCCCGCGCGATGAAGTCGTCGACATGGTCGCGATCCGCATCCGGGCGGGCTCCACCGGCAAGCCGAACCGCCACCAGGAGCGCGAGCAGTGGGTGCAGCTCGCCCCGCAGTTGATGTCGTTCATGCAGCAGGTGCTGCAGTTCCGCCAAGCCGGATTGAACGACCAGGCCGAGGGCGTGATCGAGTTGCTGCGCGAGACGCTAAAGCGCTTCGACGAACGCATCGACATCGAGAAGTTCTTCCCGCCGCTGCCGGCACTGCCGATGCCCGGTGCGATGCCGGGCGCCACCCCGGCTGAAGGGCTGCCGCAGCAGGGCATGCCGGCCGAACTGCCGCCCGAGATCATCGACGCGGCGATGAATCCCCAACCTGCGGGCTCGCCCGCTGAACTCGTAGGAGTGTGAAATGGCAGGCGAAGTCGTCACTTTTCCCCTGAAGGCGGGCGTCGAAGCTTCGAAAGTCTTCGCGGTGCCTCCCGGCGCGCCGGTGCGCCTCATCACCCCGGCGTCGTCCACCGCGAAGGTCGAAGTCAGCGCCGATGGTGGGCTGACGTACCAGGATTGGGCCTTCGGCACGATCCCGCAGAGCACGACGCAAGAGCAGCGCTTCCCGTATTCGGTGGTGGTGCGCGGCGTGCCCGTCACCGGCACGGCGACGCTGGAGATCGACAAGACGCTCGGCCCGCCCCTGCTGTTCGTCAAGGGCACGCCCGAGGGCGCGGTCGCGGCAGCCCCGGGCACGGTCGCCATTCGATACGACGGCAGCGAAGACACGATCGTCTACGTGAAGGAAACCGGCACCGGCAATACCGGTTGGTCGCCGCTGACCGACGCGGCGTAACAGGAGGACGGATGGATCCCGACCAGAACGAGCAGATCGACGACGGCGCGCTCGACGCGCCCGAGCAAGGCCAGCAGCCCGAAGCCGAGAGCACCGACGACCGCGGCCCCGGTTCGATGCTCGATGCGCTTCGCGGCTCGCTGGGCCAGCCGAGCGAAGACGATGACGGTGCGCAGCAGCCCATCGCTGGCGACGATCGTCCGCGAGGTCCCGATGGGCGCTTCCTGCCGAAGGATGCAGCCGCCGATGCTGACCCGAACGCGCAGCAACAGCAGCCCGCCAAGCCCGCGGCGAAGCCCGGCGAGCAGCAGCCGCCCGCCGACGACCCGTACCGCGAGCCGGAAGGCCTGAAGCCCGAGGCGCGCGAGCGCTTCCAGGCGCTGGTCACGCGCGCGAAAGAGGCGACGACGGCCGCCGAAACCGCGACTGCGCAGCTCGAGGAGATGCGCGGCACCGTCACCGCGTTCCAGCAGATGATCGCCGACACCGGAGCCGACGATCGCGAGATCCTCGCCATGCTCGACTTCACCCGCGCGGTGAAGGCCGGCAACTGGCAGGCGATCGAGCCGCTGCTCGGGCACCTCACGCAGCAGTTCCGAACGGTCATGGGGCGCGATCCGAACGGCTCCGATCCGTTCGTGCAGCACCCCGACCTGGCGCAGGCCGTGCAGGACGGCAAGATCACGCCGGAGTACGCCCGGCAGGTGCTGCAGGCTCGACAGTTCCAGGCGCAGCAGCAACAGCAGCAGCAGGCGGCGCAGGCCCAGCAGAGCACGCAGCAGCAGTACGTGCAGGCCGTGCAGCGCGCTACGCAGAGCGTGAGCGCGATGGTCCAGAAGTGGTCGCAGACCGACCTCGACTGGCCGAAGAAGCAGGCGCTGATGCAGCAGCACGCCAAGCGCGTGGCCGAGACCATCCCGCCCGAGCACTGGGCGAGCGCGCTGCAGATGGCCTACGACGCGATCGGCCAGACGATGACGACGATGGCACCGCCGCGCCCGACGCCGACACCGAACACGCCGCAGCCGCTGCGCCCGTCGGCGGCCAACGTCGGCCGGCGCGAGCCGTCCTCGATGCAGGAAGCCATCGCCGGCGCGATCGGCACAGCCTGACGCCTTTTCCCGGTTGTCTCCTCCCGGTGGCATTGCGCCACCTTGGCCCGCCTACATGGCGGGCTTTTTTCGCACTGTGGAGTGAGCCAATTCGTCCTCGGTACGGTCGCACCTGACAGCACCTGCACGCCTCGTCAGCGCGCGCCCGCCCGAGCAATCGGCTGAATGCGGCCTCGCCAACCGCGAATCGGAGCGGCCCCGAAAGGGTTCTTCCATCCAATTCGCACAGGAGGCTGAAATGCCGTTCACTGCCGGACAGCTCGCCGAGGCCGCAAAGGTCGGCCTGGACTTCTACCTGAAGAACAACCCCGTCGATCAGATCGCCGTCGATCGGCCGCTCATGAACGAGCTGAACAAGCGCAAGACGTCGTTTCCCGGCGCGAAGGAATACGTCGTCGAGCAGCTGCGCATGCGCTACAGCTCGAACTTCCAGTGGTACCGCGGCTCGGGTTCGGTGACCTACAACGAGCGCAACACCATCGAGCAGGCAAAGTACCCGTGGCGCAGTGCGCACGACGGCCTGATGCTCGACGAGGACCGGCTCGCGCAGAACGGGATCATCGTCACCGACGATCGGCAGGCGAGCGCGAGCGACGCCGAGATGATCCAGCTCACGAACCTGCTCACCGAGCAGAGCGAGGTGCTTCGGCTGGGTTACGAAGAGAAGTTCTCGCAGGCCCTGCACCTGGACGGCTCGTCCTCGACCGACGCGATCGCGGGCCTGGACTTCCTCGTGCCGATCAAGGCCGCGCCCACGGCGACCGGCACGGAAGTCGTCGGCGGCATCGATCGGTTCGACGTGCCGGCGTGGCTCTCGAATCGGGAGACGGGGCTCGCGGCCGGCACGATCCTGGGCAAGACCGAGAACATGTGGCGTGCCTGCTCGCGCAACGGCGGTCGTCCGACCACGATCATCGCTGGCAAGGACTACATCGACATGTTCCGCGATGCCGCGGCGAACGCCTCGGTCATCCAGCGCTACATCCAGATCGCGCCCACCGGCGGCACGAAGCTCGATCCGGCGATCACGGGCCTTGCCTTCAACGGCGTGCCCATCCAGTGGGCGCCGGAGTGGGACGACAACTTCGGCGGGGCGGTCACGCCCGCGGTGCACTGGGCCAAGCGCTGCTACATGCTGAACCTGCGGCACCTGAAGCTGCGCCCGCTGCAGGGGCAGGACATGGTCAGCCGCAAGCCGCCGCGCCCGTACGACAAGTACGTCGTGTACATGGCGCTGACCTGGAAAGGCGCGATGACGCTGAACCACTCGAAGGCGCAAGGTGTGATCTCGATCACCTGAGCATCCGCGGGGCCTTCGGGCCCGCCCTTTCAACCCGGAGACTCCATGCAGATCTCGATCAAGCGCGTTCCCATCCGCCGCGACATGGCGGAGACCCTCCTCGTCGACGTCGGCGAGCACGAAATCCCGGTGCTGCAGGCGGTGCACGGCGAGCAGATCAAGCTCGACGCGATCGACGCCACACCCGACGAGGTGACGATCGACGATCCGCGCATCGAGTACGAGCGCCTGGCGCGCCTGTACGGCGAGGAGCCCAAGAGCGGGCGCTCCTACGTCGACCTCGCCTACACCACGATGCGCCAGTTCATCGCCGACCTGCAGCAGCTCGCCGTCGGCCCGAAAGCGCGCGCGAAGGAAAAGGCCACCACGTGACGTTCTCGGCCACGCCCCCGCGAACGCTCGAATCATTGCGCACCGAGCTACAGGTGCGGATCGGTGGTGCGGCCGGAATCTCGTTCGCCAAGCCCATTCTCGACTCGTTCCTGCAGCGCGCACAGGAGGCGCTCTACGAGGTCGGCGAGTGGAAGCACCTGCGCGCCTCTGCGGTCATCGACGTCGCAGACGGCTCGATCTGGTACGACCTGCCGACCGACTGCAACCTCGAGCGCATCGAGGGCGTATGGATCCTCTCCTGGGGCGCCTGGCTCGCGCTGCGCGAGGGCATCAGCGTGCAGCAGCGCAACTTCTCCGCGCCCGCCGATCCCTGCCGTTACGAGATCCGGTGGAACGCGGATGCCGTCAATCCGTCATGGAAGGTGCAGATCGAGTTGCACCCTGAGCCCATCGTCGACTCGAAGCTGCGCATCGAATACGTGCGGTCGCTGCTGCCGTTCACCGAGGACAGTCACGTCGCTTCGATCCCGACTGGGCCGCTGTTCCTGCATGCGCTGACCAACGCGAAGCTGCACTACCGACAGCCGGACGGCCCGCAGTACGCGCAACAGCTCGAAGCCATGCTGCTCGATCTGAAGGGCCGGCATCGGCGCGCGACGGTCGTCACGCCGCGCAGCGAGCGCCGCGTGCTCGACGAAGACGTGCCGTACCTGCTGCCGCCCACGTCGGTCCCGGGGGGCTGATGTGGCGAGCATCGTCTATGCGGAGTTCTCCGGCGGCGTAGATCTCTCGCGCCCGGCGAACATTCAGGATGCGAACCGCTTCCGGGAACTTCGGAACGCCTACGTGACGCCCGGCAAGGCGGTGCGAAAGCGCCCCGGTGCGCGCTACGTGTGGTCCTGGGGGCCGGGGGTGCGGGGGCTGTTCAGTGGCCCGGGGTGCCTCACCGGCTTCTGGGGCGGCGCGAACCCGCAGGTGCAGGCGATCACCTCCGTACCGTTCGTGCAGGACTCCGCGCGCTACCGCACGATGCGACTGGACTACGCGGGCAGCATACCGGGCAACCCGGGCGATCGTATCGATCGCGTGCACGCGGCCTTCCTCGTGGCCGACTCGCTGTACGTGGTCGCGGCGACCGACGTCGGCGTGCGGCACTTCTTCGGCAAGCCGACGGACCTGACTGCCAACCGCATCGAGGACGCCAACTGCCCGAACGGCACGACGGCGATTCCGATCGCGAGCAAGGTGTTCGCGGGCGACCCCTCGGGCGTCGTGCGATTCTCCAAGACCGATGATCCGCGCGATTGGACGGCCGAGGACGACGCGGGCTTCCTGCCGACGAACCGCAAGACGCGATCGAGCAACACGATTGCCGCGCTGGGCGAGTTCGACGGCCGGCTCGTGGTGAGCACGGGGGACGCCGCGCAGCTGTGGGATGTCGACCCCGACCCGGCGGAAATGCGGTTCTACAAAACAATCGCCGTGGGCCAGGTGGCCGGCGACACGGGCGCGAACGTGGGGGCGGACCTGTTCTTCCTCTCGCCGTCCGGCGTGCGCAGCATCGTGCTCAACGCCCAGAACGCCAACGCGATGGACCTGGACGTCGGCGTGCCGGTCGATCGCCTGGCCACGCAGTTCACCACGCGCGCGCTCGCGCGGTTTTTCCCCAGCCTCGGACAGTTCTGGCTCATCGAAGGTGCGCGCGCTCTCGTGTATTCGTTCAGCCGCACCGCGAAGGTCTACGCGTGGAGCGAGTACGTCTTCCCGTGGGAGATCGCCGGCGCCGTGGACTTCGAGGGCACGGCCTACCTGCGCTCGGCCGACGGCGACATCTACCGTCTCGACCCGGACTACGCCTACGACGACGACGCGCGAGCCGCGGTGGCGGCGCTCAGTTCCGATCGCGATCCGTACGCATGGGCCGATGAGATGCCGGCCGAGGGGCGAGCGGCACCGCGCGTGCGCGTCGTCACGCCGTTCTTCGACTTCAAGTCGCCAGCGGCGCTGAAGCAGATCCACGCGATGGACGTCGTCGCCACGCGCAGCGCGCGCGCTGGGCGCTTCGAGATCACGCATCTCTTCCGCTCCGACACGGGCTCCGAGGTATTCGAAGCCGGCCCGATCGACCTCTCGATGCTCCCCGACGATTCGCGCCCACAGGGCTGGATCCCGGTCGGACTCATGGCGCCGTCGGTGGCCGCCGTCATCGAGCACGAGGCGCCGGAGTCCTTCGAGCTGTCGGCGCTGATCTACCACTTCGACAACCTGGGGGTTGCGGGATGAGCACCCTGACTGGAATTCGCGGAAACCTATCGACCGATACCGGTGACGGCTTCTACCTGCAGACCACGCCGCGCGCAGGCGGCAATACGTCGGTGTGGCTGCCGAATTCGGCGCGCGAGTCGCAGGAGGAGTGGGATCTCGCGCTACGCATCGCCGAACTGAACCGCCTGTTTGGCATCGTCGGGCGACCCGGCAATAACCCGAGCGGGCGTGCGCCGATCTACAACCAGGTGCGCGACGACGTCTACGACCTGCAGGCCAACCGCCTGAACGAGAACCGCGAGGATACGTTGCGGAAGCTCCGCTTCGGTCTTGCGCGCACGGGCCTGACCGGCGGCTCGGCCGACGTGAGCGCGCAGGGTCTGGAACAGCGCGAGTTCGGCCGCGCGCTGATGGACGCGAGCAACACCGCGCAGTCGGCTGCCGACGAGGTGCGAGCCAACGACGAGCGGACGCGCCTGAATCTCATCTCACAGATGCGTTCCGGGTTGGACGCCGGCAACGCCACGCAGAACGCGCTCTCGCAGATGGCCTCGAACGTCGACGCCGCCAAGGGCGCAACGAACTACGCGGCCGTGGACTCCTACGCACAGGCGATGCAGCCGGCGCTCGCGCGCTACCAGATCCTGTCGGGCCGGCAGCAGGCGCAGCGTCAGTATCAGCCGCAGTACCCGATCGCCAGGCCGAGCAGCGGCACGATCATCCAGGGGAGCTTCTGATGTTTGGCCTCGATCTACTGATACCGCTCATCATCTCGGCGATCGCCTCGGCGGGCGGCGCGTACCTGCAGTACGACGCGCAGCGCGACGCGCAGAAACGCCAGCGGCGCGAGATCGAGGCTGCGCAGGACGAGCAGGAGGAGTTCGACCGCCGCCGCCAGGCACAGGTGCTCGAAAACGCCGTGAAGGTCGCCGCGGACCCGCAGGAGCAGCTGCAGCGCGTCGTGCAGCCCGCGCAGGAGCGCCTCGAGGGCGTCGCCCAGCAGGCAGCGCAGACGACCGCGCAGAGCGCTTCGCGCCCGGTCGGGGCGTCGAGTCGCTACGACACGGAGATGGCCAAGCGCGCCGCGGCGGAGCTCGAGCGCGCGATCCTCGAGGCAGGCATGGCAGCGCGCGCCGGCGGCGGGCGGCAGATGATGTTCGAGCAGGGGCTCACGAACGCGCAGGGCGCCAGCGACGTCGACAACCTGGTGTCGATCATGCAGCAGGCGGCGCGCAACTCGCGCACGCGCATCGATCAGGCAGGCAACGTGAACTCGGGGCAGATGCTCGCGGGTGGCTTGATACAGGCCGCAGGGCCGGCGATCGGCGCCGGCGTGGGTGGAGCGTTCGGGACGACGGTTCCCGCGGCGCCTGCCGATCCGAATCTCGGCAATTTCGGCACGTTGACGGGCAATCCGATGCTGTCCGGCCAGCGCAGCGCCATCCCGCAAAGCAGCTTCGGCTCGCTCACGGGCATGCGAGTGAGGTGAGACGATGCCACGTGGCTATGCACCGATGACGGGAGTCTCCGGACTGGCTGGTCTGTTCGGCGGCGGGCTGAAGCAACAGGCGGCCGACGCCGAAACGGATCGGCTCCTGAAGGCCGACGCCACGCGCGGTCAGATCGACTTGTACGGCGCGCAGGCCGAGAAGGCGCGCACCGATGCTGCACAGAAGGTGCGCGAGGTCGATCTCGCTGAGCAGATGCAACGCGCGAACCTCAGGGCGCGCGAGATGCGCGCCGACCCCGAGTTCCTCGCGCAGAACGCCGCCTACCGGCTGGGCATTCCGCTCGAGACCGCGCGGGTCGCGATGACGGAGGGGGCGAAGGCCGGCCTCGGCCCCGAGCAGCTGCGCCTGCTGGGCGAGACCATCGCCTCGCTGCACGCCGCGCGCACCGAGAGCGCGGAAAAGGGCTCGGGCGTCGGCGACATCGCCACGCTGATGAAGGAAGCGGGCATGAGCGCGCAGCGGCTCGCCGCGCCTGGCATGCTCGCCACCGACCCGAACCGCGCGGCATTCATGCTCGGTGCCGGCACCAACAAAGGCGCGCCCGATCTGTTCGCCGCGCTGCCCGGCGGCATGGGCACGTTCGGCGCGTTCACCGGCGCGCATCAGTACGACCCGGGGCTGCACGACGCGGCAGTCGCGAAGGATCGCGCGTCGGCGAATGCGTCGAATGCGAGCGCGGCGCGTACGCGCCAGCAGATCGAGCAGGGCAACCGCACGTGGGACGCCGACCGCGGCGGGTTCATCGATTGGCGCACCGGCGCGTTCGTACCGGCGATGACGGCCGAGGGGACGCCGATCGGGCCGAAGCCCACCGCGACAGCCAAGCCGACCTACGACTCGGCGCGTGGCATCCAGATCAACCCGGACGGAACGGCCACGCCCGTGACGGTCAACGGCCAGCCTATCGGCGGGAAACCGCTATCGCCCGCGGACCAGGCGCGCATCGACAGGCGCAACCGCGAGGCTGGGCGTGCGCGCGCTGCGCTCGACCAGAGCGTGGCCGAGCTCGACCGCCTCGGCGAGATCGCGCGCGAGGTGAAGGATCACCCGGGCTTGAAGGGCATCACCGGCATCCCTGGCATGTTCCCGAACATCCCGGGCACCGATCGCGCGAACGCCGCGGCGAAGCTTGACACCCTGAAATCGCAGGTCGCCTTCCGCGTGCTGCAGACGATGCGCGATATGTCGAAGACCGGCGGCGCACTCGGGCAGGTGTCCGATCGCGAAAACACGATGCTGCAGAACAACCTCGCCGCGCTCGACCGGGCGCAGAGCTACGAGGAGTTTCAGCGCGAGCTCGGCCGCGTGATCGAGTTCGTCGACGGCGTGAAGTCGCGCATGCAGCAGGCGTACACCTCCGAGTTCGGCGATCCGGATGTCGGCGCCGGACCGCCGCGCGCCGGCGAGATCGTCGACGGCTACCGATACCGCGGCGGCGACCCGGCCGATCGCGAATCGTGGGAGCCCGTGGAGAGCCGTCCATGAAACCCTGGGAGCGCTACGCGCAGCAGGCACCGCAAGGCCAGCCGACGCAGCCCGCGCCCGCTGGCGGCCCGTGGGAGCGCTACGCGGCGCCTGCGCCGGCCGCAGAGTCGGTGCCGCTGGTCGAAGAGCCTCCCGTACTGGCCGAACAACCCGGCGCCGTCGAAGCCCTCGGCGCCGGCGCAGTGCGCGGCGCGCGCGATCCGGTGGACAGCGGCGCGTACCTCGTGCCCAAGGCGCTCGCGTTCGCCACGAGCGCATACGGTCTGGTTCCCGACAACCCCATCGCGAAGTTCTTCGGCAGCGAAGCCTCGCGCGTCTCCGACCTGAACAAACAGGCCGAGCAGCAGTATCAGGACGCCTACGGCGGCAGCGGATGGGCAACAGGCGGGCGCGTGGCGGGCAACGTCGCGACGGCGTTCCTGCCGGGCACGGGCCAGACGCAGGCGGCGAACGCCGCGCAGCAGGCGTGGAGGGCTGGTGGCGCGCTGAACAAGCTGCGCTCGATGGCGATGGCCGGCGGTCTCGGCGCAGGACAGGGGACGATTCTCGGCACGAAGACCGACGACGACTCGGCGATCGTGAACGCGCTGCTCGGCTTCATGGGCGGCGCAGGCGGACAGGCGATCGTCGGCGGCGGAACGGATGCGGTCAACGCCGTGCGTCGGATGCGCGCCGGTGCGCCGTACCGCGCAGGCGAGCGCCTCACGCGCGCCGCGGTGGGCCCGGATCGTGCGATTCAGAACCTGACCAACGCGCCCGAGCTGGTGCCCGGCGCGATGCCGATGGCGCACCAGGCTGCCGACGACGCCGGCATCGCGCGGCTCGGCAAGGTCGTGCGCAACTACTCGGCGACGATCCCGGCGCGCGAGATCGAGCAGGACGCGGCGCGCCGTGCGGTGCTCGAGGGAATCTCGCCGATCACGAGCGCGCCGATCGAATCTGCGACGAACGCCGGCAACATCATCGCGAGGAACGCCACCGAGAACCGCAACGTGCTGCGCGAGGCGATCAACGCCGCGTACAACGTGCCTGAGCTGCAGGGCGCGTATCTCACGCCACCTTCCGGCGATCTGCAGGCAGTGCTGCGCCGCTACTACCCCGGTGCGCCCCTGCATGGCGTGCCGAACGCGACCGAGTTTCGCGGCATGATCGACGATCTCTCGGGTGGCATTCCGATGCGCTTCCCCGACGTCAACCTCGCGCGCAGCACGGCGCAGGGCAAGTCGGTCGCGCTCGCCAACACCGACCCGCGTGCATCGGCAGCCTTCGGCAACGTGCAGCGCATTCTCGACGACACGTTCGACAACGCAGTGCAGGCGGGCAACCTTGCTCCCGAGTCTGCGAAGGCATTCGATGCGGCGCGCGCGCTGCGCCGCACGATGGGCGAGCGCTACGACACCGGCCCGGCGAAGGCGATCTTCCAGT